CGCTCCGAAGTGGTATAAAAAACCCCAGGTTTGTGGCCTGGGGTCAAACTCTTTGCGACTGAATTTGTGAGTCTGGCAACTGCCGCAAAAAGGGAGACTTAAACGAATTGGCGCGTGCCTGTTTTATCAATAATCAACTTTGATTTTTTAGGCGCGTCGCCTTCATTCGTGACCATAGCCACATGAGTCCACCGATCAAATTCTCGGATGACTTGTTGGTATGGCAAATCGCTTGCAATGATGGCGCGAACAACCTGGTCAGGCGTCATGCCTGGTACACGGATGTCTGCCGCGCAACCCCGTCGATGATCACTGGTATTTTTAGATCCAACCGCAGTGTTCACGGCCAAAGATCTGAAGCCACTGTTAATCATGACCGGCTTACCACCTAGAATCTTTTTGACTTCTTCCAGGAATACGGCCAAGCGCAGCATGTTGCCGTACGCATTAACCGTAACTTCCTTGCCATCGATCATACACTTTTCTGCCGTTGTCGGGGTGTTATCCAACTCGCGGTGATCTGTGTGCGTTAGCTCTTCCAAGCTAAAGTGTTCTGTTAACTGTGTCATCTTTTAAGCATCCCTCTGATCTCTTCTGTTTTATCCTTTGAACCTTGGCTTGAACCAAAATAAAAAGAAAGCACCTGGCCCGCAGCGCTTGTGATAAATCCTAAAGCAAAAATAATAATCTGTTGCTGATCGCCTGGAGTGTTAACAAACATCAACACACCAATCAATAGGAATGCTAGGCCAACCACGCCTAGGGCAAGAACAGGCACCACCATTTTTTCAAAGCCTGTTGCATATTCAGATGTAGCTACAGCAGCATAAGCCTGGCGCGCAGAGTCACGGTCGGCAGCATCCATCTTGGCGTATTCCAGGTCAAGCTCTTTAAGCTTCATGGTCATCTCTGGATTGCCTGTAAGAGCTTTTGTAACGCCTTCAATTGTGGAGTCAGGTATACCTAGCTTGTCTGCAATCCAGCCAACTGCGAGGCCCCCTGCCGGGCCTGCAACTGCGGTCGCCAGCAACGGTGCCGCGCTTTTAAGTATTGTAAGTAATGTGTCCATTTTATTTGCGTCCCATAATTGTTTCGTTGTCGCCCTTGCGAACCGTAATTTTGTCACCTTCAATTTGAACGCTCATTGGGTCGCGATCAGCCATGCCGTCTAAACGTGCAATCAATTCTTTCATGATTTCAAACTCTGGCTTTTCTTGTTTTGGGTTTGCGCCAGCAACACTGTTTAGCATAGAAATTAAAGCTGTTAAAGATGCGCCAAGCAATCCCATGACTGCGGCCATCTTGCCTTCTTCTAAAACAATGGAAGCGCCTACGCCCATTGCCACAATGATTGTGATGTAAACCAACCCGTGTTTACCAATGGCTTTACCAGCCACTTCTTTTGCAGACTCTACAGGCAAGTCTTCTAATTTATTTTCTGACATATATACCTCACTTGTTATCTATCAACCAAGAAAAGAACCAGGCAAACATGCTCACTGAAAACACAATGAATCCACCAATGATTCCGTAAAACTGTACATCTTCTGCAAGCTTTCTTTTTGCTTTCTCAATTTTTGCAATTCGGTTTCGCTCAACTCTTTCCTCTTCAGCTTTTGCTTCTCTGATCTTACGACGCTCAAGTTGAAAGTCTTCCCACAACCCGGCCATTGGAGTGTGATAAATCAAAAGCTCTTTAAGTTCTTGCTCAAACTGCTGTAGTTGCCTGATACGCATTACATTTTCAAACGCTTGCACATCAACCGACTTTGTCTTAATTACCTTGCCTTCAATGTCTTGCCCGGCTTTGCATACTGCTTCTTGTGCTTCAAAGAATTTACCAAGGCCGCGACTAATCTCATGCCCTATCGATCCTATGTCACTGCCTACAGACTTGGCTTCTTTGTATAAATTAACGGCGGCTTTAACGCCAGCCACCGCGGCTTGGGCTGCTGCAAAAGCGGTGATTGGATCAATCATTTTTTTACCCACTCAAGGCAAGTTACTTTTCTGCTGTACACATCTCCTGTCCAAGTCCATCGCACGCATTGATAGTAAACAATAGCAGGCGGTGGTGGGGGTAACGGTGCTTCTTCAATCATTCCTTGCTTTTGTTTACTGCAAAAATCTAAACTAGAATTTTGATTTCCATTTATTTAATACCCCAAGTAAGGTACCAGGCAATGATTGCAGCCAGTGCAAAGCACATAAACTGTACTCGCCTAACGTCTTTAAGATCATGTTGAAAGTCTTCATTGTTTTTTCTCTCCAAGTTTTCGATGTTTAGTCCTTATCTTCCTTGCTTTCCAGCTTTTTAAAGATTAAGCCTAGAGTCCGATCCATCTTCACAAAACCCTCTTTCATGTCTTGCTTGATGTCGCTCACCGCTTCTTTGAAATCATCTCGACGAACGAAGTCCTCATGCATTTTTGAGTCCATTCGTTGAACGTCTTTTTTAAGTTCCACAATTGCATCCCAAATGACTTTTAGGATCCAGCCTCCCAGCGCACCAGCAGCAGCGATGGCCCAATTGAAAATCATTTGATCCATCATGCACCTGGTGTTTCAGGAATGGCATCCCATGCCTGTGTTGATTCGTTCCATGTGTAAGGGCCGCCTTCAGTTGGCATAGCAACCGGGCAATCCCATAGACATGTGTCGTTGTTCAACGTCCAACTTGTGTATGGCTTTGGTGGAATAAATGCATCGCGTGTTGCGTCGTAGCTAAAGCCGATGCCAGCGTAGTTCTTACGCAATGGTGTGCCCCCGTTAGCGTGAACACCGCCATGCGTGTTGTATGAAGTTTGAATCCATTGACCAGGACTAGAGTCCACAAACGTATCAAAGAATTCTGGCTCGGCGACAATAACTTGCTCGACGATGCCGTTGTTTACTTTTGCAAAATGTGCCATGTGTTTCTCCTGTTATGCCGCATAAGAGCCAGCGCCTGTAAAAGTCAAAATAGTATCGCTTCCGCTTGTCGTGACTGTTGGTGATCCCGTATATTTTCCGGTGTAGTTTGCTGTTGGAATGGAAACAATCAAAACTCCAGCGCCTCCAGCGCCTCCGGCGTAACTTGTAGCGCCGTTGTAACCGCCGCCACCGCCGCCAGATCCTGTGTTTGCAGTTCCGCCACCGCCTGGTGATGCGTTTGTTCCATTGCCACCACCGCCAGACCCTCCAGATCCGCCGGGATAACTTAAAGTCCCATATCCAGAACCGCCGCCACCGCCAGCACGAGTTACTGACGAACCAGTGATTGATGAAGCACTACCAGCGCCTCCGTTTCCTCCAACACTAGACGTAGATGCTCCACCGGCAGCCCCAGCGCCTCCGCCTCCAGACCCCGTTGGACCTCCTGCGCCTGTGCCGCCAACATTACCTTGCCCTGAAGTTGCTGATCCACTAGGGCCGGTTCTTGAGCCTCCACCAGAACCACCGTTGGCTGTTGATATAGGTGTGGATTGCACGCCAGCCCCGCCACCAATAGCTGTTAAGCCAAAAGCTGTTGAGTTTGTTCCTGGTGATCCATTGCTGGCAGAGGCAGGACTTCCCGCTCCGCCTGCGCCAACTACAAATGAATAAGTTGTTGTTGGGCTTAAAGATGTTGAACCAGCAAGAAATCCGCCAGCACCTCCGCCTCCGCCAATAGACCCACCACCACCACCGCCACCAGCAATCAATAAATACGAAACTGCGTAGGGCAATCCGGTATTAAATTGAATCCATGCCGACGCTGTTGCGCTATACCACTCTGGAAAGCCAGTTGTTGTGTTAAATCGACTCATGCCAGCAGTTGGTGACCCAGGTCGCTCGGCAGTAGTGCCAGCAGGCAAATCAAAGTACCCGGTACTTGAGTTAGCCTGATCACTTACCGCCGTCGGAGTTACCGCAACAACAGCAAACGTGTTGTCTCCCCGCAAAAATGTTGTTGCGTCTTTTGTTCCAGTTGCGGATAACATTTCCGCGTTTACTTTAGTCAATGCCATGATTTATCCTTATGCTGTGAATGTGCTTGACGATGTAAAGGTGTGGTAGGTGTAGCCGCCTGTTGTAACAACAGTGCCACCAGTTCCTCGTTGTGAGCCAGCGTATCGAATGATCACAATACCTGAACCACCAGAAGATCCATTACCACCAACATAAATACCACCAGCGCCACCGCCGCCCGTGTTAGCAGTAGCGTTAGATGGAGTTCCGCTATCAACAGCAGTTGCACCGCCGCCTGCGCCTCCTACACCATTATGATGAGCAGTTCCTGTATTTACGCCAGCACCGCCACCTCCTGCGTAATATCCAGATGCGCCTGTACTTGTTGCTGTTGCCCAAACAGAAAAAGCGTTTGATCCAGCGCCGCCATTACCAGCGTATTCAAGTGAACCAGAGTAATAACCATACTCACCAACAGCAGTTGCACCACCCCCGCCGCCGCCGCCAGTACCGCCAGCCGCGTTTGCACCACCACCGTTGTAACCTTGCCCTGACGTTCCTGTACCGCCAACAGTACCAACGTCTGCATTTTTAGCAGCGCCGCCACCAGAACCACCAGAGTTTCCGGATCTTGTACCACCAGAGCCAGTGTAATTTTTACCGCCATATCCTCCACCGGTTGCCGTAACTGATGAATATACAGAATTACTTCCGTTTGTATTTTGACCACCACCAGCACCAACAGTTACTGTGTATGCTCCATTTGGAGAAACTGTAATTGTTCCGTTTAATAATCCTCCAGCACCACCTCCACCGCCAGCAGAGTCTCCAAGGCCGCCACCACCTCCACCGCCAGCAACAACAAGATATTCTGTTTGATATGAAAAACTAAATGAATTCCAGGTGCCGCCTTGATAAATTTCATTTGTACCAAGAGTAGTGTTATATCGAATCATTCCATTTGCTGGAGATCCTGGGCGCTGGGCAGTAGTTCCAGAAGGCAAATCCAAATAACCAGTAGAAGTATTGTCTTGATCGCTAACCGCTGTTGGCGTCACAGCCACAGTTTTAAATGTATCGTCACCAGCCAAGAATGTTGTTGCGCTTCTTGTGCCGGTAGCTGCCAACTTTGCAAGAGTTATTGCGCCATCAACAATTTTTGCAGCCGTTACTGTGCCATCGCTTGGTGTACCAATTGCCAATGGGGTAGCGTAAGCAACCTCAATGTTGGTTGTACCAGTAGGTGGCGCAGTGCTAAATGTTAGCGTGGTGCCCGCCACAGAATAGGTATTCTTTTGCTGGTACACGCCATCAATATAAACGGCAGTGTTGTTCTCTGTGCTTGGGTCAGACGTCAGCGTAAACGCAACCGTGCTGCTATTGCCAGAGAAGTTATCGATGTTGACGTTGGTAGCACCAAGTCCAGACTGTGAAGCAAACCAAGTGTTTGTCTCACCATCAGCCACAAAAATAATCTGACTGTACTGTGAGCCAATCTGCGCGCTTGTTGCGCCGTTGATGGTGTCAGAGCCAGAGCGTGCAATGTTGACCGCGTTAGCGTCAGCAGTCCACTTGACCACAGCAATCTTAAATCCGTCACCGACCAAAGCGCCAGCAATCAATGGCAACGTAATAGTAATAGCGCCACTGGTTGTTGTTACCCGAATCAGATCACCCGCATCAGCAGCCAGGATTGTGTAGTTGGCGCTCTTGTCTTGCACCGCACTGTACATGCCAGAAGCAACAGAAGCCGCAGCCTGGGCCGCTGAATTTGCAGCGTTGGCAGCCTGGGTAGGCGCATCAATAATTGCGGCAATGTTGGTGTAAGCGCTAGTCACCGCGGTCATGTTGGTTGACACGGTAGTAACAGCCGCAGCATTTGTGGCCACGGTATTTATGTTGGTGCTGTTTGCGTTTACTGCGTTTATGTTTGTAGCATTTGAGTTAACAGCATTGATGTTTGTTGAGTTACCCGCAACAGCAGTAATGTTTGTGTTGTTGCCGGCGACTGCTGTAATGTTTGTAGCGTTGCCTGCTACAGCATCAATGTTTGCAGAATTTGAATTGACCGCATTAATGTTTGTCGCGTTTGCATTGACTGCATTAATGTTTGTTGAATTTCCCGCAACAGAGTTTACGTTCGCAATGTTTGTTCCAACTGCTGTTACGTTGGCGTTGTTGGTTGCAACTGTTGTGACGTCTGCACTGATACCAGCAACTGTCGTTACGTTGCCAGAGATGCCGGCCACCGTGTTGACGTTGCTTATATTTGTGCCCACTGAATTTACGTTGGCAATGTCAACGGCCACGGTGTTAATTTCAGACACCGGCTCAAGCAAGTCAGAGCCTACGGCATTGACGTTGGCAATATTTGTTGCAGTTGCGTTGACGTTGGCAATAGCCGCGCCCACAGTGTTTACGTTAGCAATGCTGCCGGCAACTGTAGTGACGTTGCTGTTGTTGCCTGCAACCGTGTTTACGTTGGCAATGTTGTCGCCAACAGAGTTCACGTTTGTAATGTTTACCGCAACAGTGTTGATTTCTGAAGTTGCCTCCAGAAGATCTGAACCGACGGCGTTTACGTTGGCAATGTTGGTTGCCGTAGTGTTGATGTTGGCAATTGAACCAGCCGCAGTGTTTACGCTTGCAATGTTGGTTGCTACGGTATTGACGTTTGTGATGTCGTCAGCAACAGTGTTGATGTCGTCAATGTTGTTGGCATCAATGTCTAGGTTGTCAGCGCTGTCAGCTAGGCGAATAATGTCAGCCACCAACGATGCGGCATCTTCCGCGCTGGTGATTGGCAGCAAAGCCGCACGGTCTACAGATTCCTGAAGCTGCTGGATCTGAATGGTTGCCCGGTCGAGCGCGTCGTTGATCACGTCAGGGTAAAAGCCGCCTTGGTTGGTCAAGTCAGTAGGCTGCAAGTTGCCAATGTCGGACGTGATTACCAGGTTAAAGCCAGCCGCTAAAGCTCCAGCTACCAAAGTAATGCTGCCGCCAGGGGTTGCGTTTTGATCGGTATTAAGTGTGACGGTATAGTCGGTCGTCAACGTCAAAATTGTTTCGACATTGGTTGCAACCGTCAGGCGTACGACCTCAACGTCCGCAGCCGCAAACACTTTAAAATAAAACGGAAATACCGTGGTAGTGCCGTTACCTATGTATGGCCCTGCCTTGCGGTTTGTTGAACTAATCGTCATGGACGGACTCCTGGGAGATTTTGTTTACGTTATGGCTTTCATGTGGGGATACGGGCACCTATTTCTTCTTGAACCCCAACACAATTGCCGCTGGATTTTCAGTTTCCCCCTCTGCCAAAGCGTTAATACCAGTGATGGTTCTATTCGCTTGTGCAGAAGGCAATCCTGTAATGTCGCCAAGTAAGTTGATAGCGGCTTTTCTAAACGCATCATCAAACTCAAACTGGCCTGCTTGTTTTAAAAACTTGTAGCTATCGGAAATTAATCGCAATCCGGCTGGCCCGCTGTAGTCTCGAGCGCCACCCTCGGCACCAGTGACTACTTTTGCAGCCTCGCCAAATTCACGCAATACAACCATTGTGCCCATGACATATGACAATTGCTCGGCCGCCAGGTCTTTTGCAATTTTTTCCCAATCCCAATCGTCGTCGTCTTTGCTTGGTGTAACCGCAGCCTTTAAAGCGTAGGTCAAAACAACCGGCACTACAAACAACATAAGGTAGTCGGCAGCCAACTTGCCCTTGCTCTTGGCTGTCATACCCTTCATTGCGGCCAAGTTAAAAGCCGTATTCATAAAGCTGTAGTACACCGTAAACAATTTTAGTCCAGGGCCGCCACGCTCAATAGCCGACAAGTCCTTGACCATGCCGCCACCCTGCGAGTCAATCACAGCCTGGTCAGCTAGGGCAATTGAAGTCTCTTCGTCGTTACCTTGGCCAATGCCTTTTTCATAAGCGCCGTACCAAGTTGGCACGTCTACCAGGCGTTGCATTCTCATCATCATGTAGTAAGCGCCAAGCTTAACTGCACGCATTGTCTGCGACTCATCCTGAACCATGTTGCGAAGTTCGTTAAGCTCACGGAATTGTGTGCGCGAACGATTGGCCATGAAGCTAGACTTTTCGTTAACTTCTTTAAAGGCTGCGCGTGGGTTTGCAATTGTCTTGCTGATCCCGCGGCCAATGTATCTTGCCCCAACTCGGACAATAGATTGGTTAAAACCGGTTATTTGCTGCAATGCACTCATGACGTTAAAGCCTAGGCCGGCAGCACTGATGCCTTGACGTAAGCGGCCCAGGGCCATTTCGCCTGCATTCTGTGCCATCTGCTCACCAACTGCAACGTCGTTCACCCAGGTCTTGAGTTGCTCTTTAAATTCTGGACCATATTGGCTGCGGATCGCTTCATCAATTGATTGTGAGCGCAGCAGCTTGTTGGCATCAATAAGCCACTCATGCCAGGACAGATCATGGATCACGTCATTGATACCAGAGTACATGCCAGCCATTGTGTAAAGCAATGGGCGGCCCTTGACCTCTTCAACCCGGCCCTTGGTAAAGCTGCGTTTTGTGGTGGCACTTGTGTACGCACCTTGCAGCATACGTTTTGCGTCTTCTGCATCAGCGTTTGTTTCCGCACGCTGGCTTGCAACTGGGTCGTACTTAATTGGGTAGTAGCCACCGCGCAGAGTGACGTCTGTGCCATCAGCAGATTTGATTGTGATTGAACGTGGCTCGATCCATTTAGGCTCTTTGCCGTAAAGCTTGCGCTCTTTCTCTGCAATCATTGGTCGATACGTTTCAAAATAATCCCAGATCTTTTGAACGGCTTGCAATTCTTTCTCTGTCAGAGATTCAAGGATAGGCATCACCTGGCTCATAGACCAGCCTTCGCCGCCCAGCAATCGCTGTGTGTTGCCTTCGTTACCGACGTTCAACGCAATAGCAATTTGCGACTCTTTGTTAAAGCTGCGCCCAACGCTTGCAAAGAATTTGCCATTCCCACCCATCTTGCCGGTAGCAAAAATAGGAGCCATGATTTTTGTCAAAGATTCAGTAGCCTTGGCGCGCATCTCCGTTTCCATGTCGCCACGGTTGTTTGCTGTGCGGATGAAATATTCCCACATCTTGCCGCCGTCTTTGCCGCCATCCATGATTCGAGCAATGGTTGCCGCTTTGATGTGCGATGCCCAGAAGCGTTTTAAAGTTTGAGCGTAACGACCAAGGTCGGTTGTTGGCGTGCGTGCCGTGGCCACCCGGCCGTTGGCGTTCTCATTGATGCCCTCAACGATCTCTTCCTTGGCCTGCTTGTAAGCAACTTCTTTTGCCGAAGTAAGCATGTTCTGCTCGGTGCGGCCCATGTGTTCAATTTGTTGGATGGTGCTTACCAGGTCGCGGAACTCCGACACAGTCATATTTCTATATGACTTGCGGTTTGCCTCGGCTTCCATCTCTGGTGAGATTTCTGGCTCATACCCGGCAGCGCGCTGGTTTTCAATCCACTTGGCCAGGGTTGTACGTTTATCCACTTCCCTCAAGCTAATTGGACGAAGCTCAAAACGCTCAAGCAACTGATCAATCTGTTCGCTGTAGTCCGCGCCCACGCGCTTGCGTGATGCATCGCTTTGAACTTTGCGGAAATATTTAAGACCCTTGTCAATCTCTTGGCTGGCCTTGGTTGCCTCGGAGGTCAATTGGTTATTGAGCAGGCGGTTCTGTAAAGCCTGGGTTACGGCATCCGCATCCCCTGCTTTCATGGCTTTTTCTGCCTGACGCGTTGAGCGGGTTTCTGCCGCGCTGTATTCGCTTGCCTTGGTATCGCGTACCAACTTGTTGCCAATGATGTTACGGGCCGCCTGGCGGGCCGCTGCAAGCATGATGCGAACCGGTTGTGTTGCTTTGGCTGCATGACGCAGTTCAGCCGTCACAAAGCGGGCACGGGCCTCGTTGTGCAATGCACGTTCAACAGCAAGCTCACGCGACTTGGCGTCATACATGTCTCCGTATTCTTCCAGCATGCGCTGATCGGTACGGGTGTCGATGGCTTCTTTAAGTGACGGAGCGTCAACCAGGGAACGGACAAGCTGATCCCCAGAGGTAAAGCCAAACATATCAGCAGCCAGGTCTGGGTTTAAACCCTCGGCCGCCAGCATTCCATATTGGCCAAAACCCAGCTTCTTAATGTCGGGTGACGATTGCAGGCCAGTACCGCTTTCGGGATAGAGAGCCTTAACGTCATCCAATTTAAGCTTGTTGCCGGCAGATACTTTTACTTCTTCGCCGTCTGGCATTGTCATTTCGCCGTACTTCAACCAGCGAAGCGCCTTAAATACTGGCTCTGTTTCAATGTCTTTGGCCACTTGATCCCGCACTTCTTTGCGAGTCTCGGCGGTTTCTTTTTGCATCTCTTTAAACATCTTGCTCTTGGCGTTTGATAGCCAACGCATTTGACGTAAGGATGCCGCGGTCAGGTCAGACACAGATTGGTCTTTGGCTTCTTTGGACATTGCCTGGTAAGCCGCCCATGTTGCGTCGTCCATTCCAGACTGCGCTTGTGTTAGGTAAATAGGCACCATCCCACGAACCGTTTGTGCCTGCTCAATTTCTTCTTCGCTGGCAAGCATTCGATCCATAACTTGCTTGACCTCGCCGGTCATGATGGGCAAGTCTTCGCCGTATTCTTCTTTGTAGATTACGTTTAATTCTTCGCGGATTGATTTGTAGACACGACGCAACCAGGCAGCAAACTGGTCAAACATAGTCTGCATCTTGACGCTTGGTGCGGTGCCGGTAGAGATGTAGATCTCGCTGTTGTAAGCAAAAGCCTCATGCACTTTACGCATGCCTTCGTTCATCTTGCCGGTATCTTGGAACTCCTGGTTCCAGGCAGCCCACTCTTCAGGAGTAGCGCCAGCCCACTCAAGCACTGTATTTAA